GCAGTGTTTGTGGCACAACTGAAAATGTAAAGTATATGGGCGGGCATCAGCCTTACCTGTGTGATTCAGAAGATTGTATTCCGTATTAAGGAGTTGAATCGTGAGTGATAAAGACTTTCTGCTATGGTTAGCCTCGAGACTCGTTAATGTTTATGGTGAACACGAACTAACAGATTTTGTCCTTAAATTAAAGGAGATTGCAAATGAACGAACGAATTAAGGAACTGTTGAATCAAACTTCAGCTTGGGGTCCAGGTGGTGCTACAATGGATCGTTATAATTTTCATGTTAGTGACGTTGAAAAGTTCGCCGAGTTGATTCTGGTTGATCTAATCAGTGAATTTGATCAGTCAATGACCGGAGAGGAAGATAGTGTTGATTACGGTCTGCATTTAGCCAAAGAAATAATCAAGGAAAGATTTGGAGTTGAATGATGCCTACTAAACTAATAGTAGATGAATATACTAAATCAAAAATGTCAGAGTACATTGGGCTAACACTAATACCAAAATACTGGCACCGTGATAACGAAGATTTGATCTATTGTGAGTGTTTAGAAGATTCACAATTAGATGGTTACATTTTTTATCTTTTTCTTGAGAATTGGAATATAGAAACCGACTTTAGGTTTGGAGTTGAAGAATGAACGAACGAATTCAAGAACTTGCATGGAGCATTGGTATTGCTGGTAAGAATTTGCAGGGACAAATTGACACCGACTGGAATCAAATTGAAAAGTTCGCCGAGTTGTTGATTCGGGAATGTATCAATATCGCATACGAGTATGACAAACCTAAACTGTCTGGACCGGGACTTGCCATTGCCAGCAATATTGAATCACATTTTGATATTTACATTGAAGAAGACGGTAGGTTTGTAAAATGAACGCTTGGAGCCACCTACCTAATGCGGCACATATTGACCGAATTATCCAGTCTGTAAAATCACACCCCGAATCTTGGAATTCGGCTTGGAATGCGGCTCGGTCTATGACTTTGGGTGAGACTCGGAATGCGGCTCGGTCTATGACTTTGGGTGAGATTCAGAATGCGGCTAGGGATGCGGTTCGGGTTATGGCTTGGGGTGTGACTCGGAATGCGGCTTGGGATGCGGCTAGGGATGCGGTTCTAGCACTGGTCGCATATGATGATGCTGCCAAATATCTAGATATGCCGATGGATCAATTGCGTGTATGGGCAATTCTAAGTGAAGAGCCAGCAGCAGTTTTACTATTACCAGCAGTTGTCGCATACGAAAAAATTAATGAATTGGAGACAGTATGAACGAACGATTGAAAGAACTATACCTTCAAGCCCACAGCACTCGCCACTACGATGGTGATCCTGCACTTGATGGTAATCCCCCTACAGTATATTGGCAAGGTGAAGTCAGTGCCCAACGATTCGCCCAGTTGATTGTCCAAGAATGTATTCAGGTTTGTAGCAGCCGAGTAGGTAATAGTGATTACAACACCGGAAGAATGCATTGTGCTAGTGATATAAAGGAACATTTCAATGATTAAAGTTATTTTTGCATTTTTATTGGCATTCTGTGGGTTTTTCTTTGGAATCCGTGCTATCAGAAAAATGAATGGAATGGAAAAGTGGACATTGACAAAGAATATCAGCTATGCTATACTGTGTGCAGTGCTGACGATGTTGGTGCTAATTGGGATAGTTTTAATTTTTTAAAGGAAATCAAATGAAGCGTGTTTTTTCTCTTGCTGTTATTGCCTCTGCTATTTTGGCTACTGGTTGTACCCGTATTGAAACCGGTGAGGTAGGTGTTCGTGTTGGCTTTGACAAGCAGGTGCAAACTGGTGAATTGCAACCCGGTTCTTTCAACCAAACACTGATTGGTGATGTCCTTACTTTCCCTGTCAAGGATGTTGCAGTTGCAGTTGATAATATGACTCCTCTTGCTAAGGATAATAGTACCATGAAGGATGTGGATATGACTGTTATCTATAGCATCAACCCTAGTCAGGTTAGTGAACTCTACACCAGCAAGAATCAAAGCTTCCATGCTAAGAATAAGGAAGATACTCTATTGATGTACAATTACATCTTCCAAGCTGCACGTAATGGTCTCTACAAGGCTGCACGTGAGTATGAAGCATTGGATATGAATGACAACCGCGCCCTGATCGAACAAAAGATTCGTGAGGCAATGCAGTCTACTCTTGCTGCTGAGAAGTTGGAGAATAGCATTACTATCCAGCAAGTTTTGGTTCGTGGTATGACTCCTGCTGATAGCGTTGTTGCTAGTGCTAACGAGTTGGTTCGTAGTAAGAATGAACTCAAGCAAAAGGAAGTCGAGGTCAAGACCGCTGAAGCAGAAAGCCGTCGTATGGCAGCACTGGCTAACAACTCCGCACAAAGTGTCCAATTCATGCAGGCACAGGCTATGCTGAACATCAGTGAAGGTATCAAGAACGGCAAGGTCCAAACTATTGTTGTGCCTAGCAATTTCACTTCACTGATGACTACTAAGTAAGGTAGGGGTTTGTATCATGGCTTCTCTAGCAGAATATTTTGAGAAAAATAGGTACAAACCCAAATACTTTATTGGTGATCGTGTACACGGGCATTGGAATAAAATTCCATTTAGAGGTACCGTTGGTAATGATTCACTAGTAAGTGAAGAGGAAGGTCCTAAGATAAGCATATTCTTGGATCTTCCTATAAAGCATGATGGTAAGTTGCACAATATTATTCATGTCAAGCATAAAGACATTCTAAAGTCTGGTGCTAGTTTCTTCAAGGAGAAAAAATAAAATGGTACAAATCGTTAAGAAAGAGTGGCATCAGGTTACTAGTTCATACAAGCTAGACATTGATGAAGCATTGTTAAGTGAAATCTATCCTGACATGTCCGAAAAAGAATTGGCTAAGTTCCTCGAGGATATCGAAAGCGGTGATGCAGTGGTGGATGATGTAATCTCTGATGCTAGTGATAACGATGTTGAGCTTGAATGGGATCATGACTACGATGACTGGTGGACTGACCGTAAAGGTGGTTATGAAGTAACCTACGAACTGGGAGAGTAATCACAGTGAACCATCCTCTAGTAGATCAAATCTACACTTTCCCGGACGGTAATAGTATAACAGTCACTCAAGTAAAGATCCGTGACGAAAATATTGAGTGGGTCACCTATAAAGTAAAGACTGGCCCTGGCATCCCTCAAAAATTTGTGCTACCCATACATGAGTTTATGAACATGTATGGTCATTTATTCGGAAATACTGAAGATAATTCTTCAGATGCAAACGAATAAATACTTGATGAAAAGAATAATCAGCATATCCAACCTCACACTAATAGTAGCACTTTCATTAAGCACTATTGCTGCCTACTATAGTATTATAGGATTAACCGCTATCTTTGCAGGGGCGGTTGTTCCTGTTATTGTAATGGGTTCGATCCTTGAGATAGGAAAAATAACCACTACAGTTTGGCTTAGAAAGTATTGGCATAGAGCTAGTTGGGTACTCAGACTATATCTGGTGCCGGCAGTATTAGCACTAGCTATGCTAACCAGTATGGGAATCTTTGGATTCTTATCTAAGGCTCACATGGATAGTGGTGTAGCATCGGGTGACATACAGGCTAAATTAGCACTGTATGATGAAAAAATAAAAACAGAAAAAGACAACATTGATACTGCTAGAAAAGCATTACAGCAAATGGATGCTCAACTAGAGCAATTGTTAGCTAGAGGTAGTACTGAACAAAATGCTGAACGTGCTGTCACTATACGTAGACAACAAGCAAAAGAGCGTGGCGCATTGCAGGCTGACATGGCTAAAGCGCAGGCTGCTATTGCTAAGTTAAATGAAGAACGAGCCCCTATTGCTGCGGAGAACAGAAAAGTAGAGGCTGAGGTTGGCCCAATAAAATATATTGCTGCGTTAATTTACGGAGATAATGCAGATCAGAACATGCTAGAAGCCGCTGTTCGTTGGGTAATCATTTTATTAGTTATTGTTTTTGATCCACTGGCTATCGCACTTGTTCTTGCTGCCAATGCAAGTAAAGAATGGGACAAAGAAGAACCCGAAGAAGAATCTGATAAACCAGATGCGTGGGTTGCTGACGTAGATGAAAAGCCAACAGAGGAAGAACTCAAGGAAGAACCCGAAGTTGTTGAACCTCCTGCGAAAGAGGATGATTTTGACATATCAAAGCACCCCTACCTGTTTAAAACAGGTGGAGGATTTAAGAATCTTACGCCCATGGTTTATAAGCCTGAACTAGAAGCTAAACCTGAAGTAATCGAAGAATTCCCAACCATAGTTCCCGAAGAACCCATCGTTGAAGAACCTGTAATAGAAGAACCTGTAATAGAAGAACCTGTAATAGAAGAACCTGTAATAGAAGAACCTGTAATAGAAGAACCTATCGTTGATACAACTCCAGTCATAGTCGAGGCCTTGATACCCGAAGAGGAGTTGATTGCTACTCAGGTTAAAGAATTGACAGCCGGTTCCGATGTTACTATCAATGAAGTAGATGGTGGCTACGTCATCTACGAAGGTAAGATGATGTCCAAAGATGCTCTTAAGTCTATGAAGCCTGAGCTTTTTAAGATTAAGGCAGATACTGTTCCTAACACTAGTACTAGCTTTGGTACTCACTTCCCTCAGTTTGCAAATAAAGGTGATATCTTTGTTCGCGTTGATAATCTACCTAATAGAGTATTCAAATTTGATGGGCATAGATGGATAGAGATTAACAAAGATACATCACAAACTTATTTGCAAGATGATTCATATATTCAATTCCTTATTTCCAAGATAGATAGCGGAGAATACGATATTGATTTATTGTCTGAGTATGAAAAAGAACAAATCGAATCTTACCTTAAGACTAGTAGATAAGTTAAACTAATTGTATAATAGCAACATAACAAAAAATATATTCACCATTTCTCAAGATACATATAATACATGACTCAGGAAAATAAAATCAACCAATGCTCATTTTGCGGTAATCACAAAGATATCGTAAAAAAGCTTATTGTCAGTGAAACTGTTGCAATTTGCAGTGATTGCATCGATCTATGTACTCAGCTAATAACCGATGACTCTACGGTCGAGCCCGAGAAAAAGGCATCTGTTGTCTATGATCCTATAGAGATTAAGGCACACCTGGACAGGCATGTTATAGGTCAAGATGCTGCAAAGAAAGTATTGAGTGTTGCGATTGCAAATCACTATAAGCGTATTGATAACCCTCCCAAAGATTTAGAAATCTCTAAGGGCAATATCTTATTGATTGGTCCTACTGGAAGTGGTAAGACACTGCTAGCTAAAACAGTAGCTAAGTATTTGAATGTTCCATTCATTGTCGCTGATGCAACATCACTAACCGAAGCAGGTTACGTGGGCGATGATGTAGAAAGCATGATCAGTATGCTAGTAAATGCAGCAGGTGGCGATGCTAAACTTGCAGAACGTGGTATTGTCTTCATTGACGAAATTGATAAGATTGCACGTAAGGGTGAAAGCACTAGTATCACTAGAGATGTGTCAGGTGAGGGCGTTCAGCAAGCATTGCTTAAGTTGGTTGAAGGTACTGTATGCCGAATTCCAGCAAGTGGTGGTCGTAAGCATCCCGGTGGCGAAATGCTAGAGGTTAATACTAAGAATATTTTGTTTATTTCAGGCGGTGCTTTTGTAGGTCTAAAAGAAATTGTTAAGACTCGCATTAAGGGAACTACTATTGGGTTCGGTGCTGAGATACGTGATACTAAGGAAGAAGTGGACCTTACTAATGTTGGCCCTGATGATTTGACTAAATTTGGTATGATTCCTGAATTTATTGGCCGATTTACTACGTCAGTGACACTGAAGGACCTTACTAAAGATCAACTGTTGCAGGTCTTAACTGATATTAAAAGCAACTACATCAGTCAATATCAATATTTGTTCTCTCTAGATGCAGTAGAACTTGAATTTGAAAATGATGCATTGGAACAAATTGTCGATAACTGCCTTGTACTGAAGACTGGTGCCCGTGGGCTTCATACGGAAATCGAACGAGCATTGATGCCTCACATGTTCTATATTAAGCAGTATCAAAAGAACGGTCTTAAGAAAGTACAAATTAATCGTGCTTTGGTTGTAGAACCCAAAGCACTTATTTCACCTAAATAATAGAATTTTTTGCGTATTTTTCGTATAATAAATACGTGCTGTAGATGCCGATGGTCGGGTCTACATTATAGTCATCTTGCTTAATAAAGGAGAAAACAAATGACAAACCTATCCCTACGTTCTTTAGATATCCCATCAATTCACAAATTTGCAGTCGGTTTCGACTCAGTGTTCGATGAACTTCATCGTTTGACGAACTCGCAAAATAGTGTAAACTATCCACCATACAATGTTGTGAAACATAGTGAGGATAAGTTTAGTATTGAGCTAGCAGTCGCTGGCTTCAAGGAAGGAGATATCGATATCCAAGTTGAAAAAAATCAACTAACTATCAAGGGAGAGCAATCCGTCAATCTTGACAGCCCAGTAGAATATCTACATCGTGGTATTAGTGCCCGTAATTTCTCTCGCACATGGACTCTTGCAGACCATGTTGAGATTGCAGGTGCAACTGTTAAGGATGGTATTCTGACAATTGACTTAGAGCGTATTGTTCCTGAAGAACAAAAGCCCAAGAAGATTGCTATTACTTTCACTAAATAATATAGTGTGAAACAGTGTGCAACATGTTGCACACTTCTTTAAAGAGATAATAAAATGTCAAAAACAGAAACTAAAGTAAAGATTAAGCCTAACGTGGGATTACAAGAGCCACCGTTGTTTAGAATCATCTATATCAATGATGAAGTTACTTCGATGGAATTTGTAGTCGGGTCGTTAGTTGATTATTTTAATTATACTAATGACACCGCCATGAATATTACTAAAAATATTCATGAGACGGGAAGTGCAGTAGTAGCGATTCTTCCTTATGAAATCGCAGAGCAAAAAGGCATTGAAGTTACTTTAGACGCTAGAGCTAGAGGATTCCCGCTTCAAGTTAAAGTGGAATCAGAAGCTTAAACTTCTACATCAATTCTCTTTGCCCAGTAAGGATTTTTCTTATACGCTGGGTTACTTATATAGTTGATACCATTTAGTTTGGTATCAACTATTTTTTCATATGTACCAAATGCCCAATGTGTAACCTTAGATTCCGAATCGGCTACTAAGGTTAATGTAAGTTCGGGCAAAGTCTTAAAATTGTCTGGGGCCTCACCAAAATACAGTTCTTGATTAGGAACTGCATTGGTGAGAACTAGAATCTTTGTAACATCTAAATGTTTCTGTAACTTCTCTATAGAACTTTTCAAATAGATCAAATCTTCAAATCTATGCATGTCGATAATCTCAGTTCCTTCGGTCTGTAATTTTTCATCATTACCATACCAACCGGTACACCCTACAACTGCAATGCCATCTATTATCACTACATGATGATGCAATAAAGCTACGTTTCTGATTTTTTTACAGGCACGCGATATTTCAGATACTCTTTTTCGATAATCAACTGCATTATCAAATTCCAGTGATCCAGGGGTGTAGAATACACCTTGATAAAACTTAGCTAAGTGACTTAACACCTGAGATACAATCAGTAAATCAGAACTTATATTTCCTGCAACTAGGCAATATAGACTAGTCGCTTTACCTTCCCAACTGAAACTGTCTCCATGAGACAAGTTTAAGTCACTTATTAAATCGAATCCAATATTCATCTGGTTTATTTTGCAACAGACATTTTGGGTGTTCTCTTAGGCTTTGTTGCAGCCTTTTCTGCTGGTTTAGTTGCAGGCTTGGTTGCGGGTTTAGTAGCGGGTTTAGTAGCGGGCTTGCTAGTACCTTTAATTGCTGCAGGTTTAGCAGGTGTCTTAGCTTTTGGCTTAGCAGGCTTTTTTGCTTTAGGTGCTGGCTGTTCTATGACAGGAATAACGGGCGCAGATTCGATTACCGACTCCACAACCGGCTTCGTCAATGACGGCGGTACGGGTTCAGGTGTTTCTACCTTATAAGGTGCCAACGCTGATGCAACGTCCTCTTTTTGACGAAATACAAAAAACCAGACTAATCCGGCTACAATAACCAATCCAATAACTAATTCCATTATTTTTCTCCTAAAAAGTATTAGTAATGTATTTACTGGTAACTCTACCAAATGTGTTTTTTCCTAAGAGTTTTACAAACCTTTTTGAAAAATATACAATAAATACTATCATGTCCAAATATAGTCAACTCTATCATTTGATGAATGAGGATCTCCCGAATTTAACCTCGCAGAGAAGACTATCCTATAGGACTAATCAAAATGAAGTAGCATCTTTGTTCAAACTAATAAACAAAGAGATATTCGATAATAGATTACCGATACCTGAATTTCAAATAATGCCCAGATGCAGAGAGTACTGGGGGTTTTGTTTAGCTAAAGAATGTATCCCTGATTGGGAAACAACCAAGTCTAATTGTATAATCAGACTGTCAGATAAATGGTACTGCAAGCAATGGCTGATACTAACTCTTGCCCATGAAATGTGTCATCAGTATCAGTGGGATATAGATAGCAAGAAACGCATGAAGAAAGGCCTAGACCCATTAATGAGCCATGGTCCTAGTTTTTTTAAATATAGAAACAAGCTTGCGAGACATGGCATACCATTGAAAAAAGCATTGGGTATGCGTAAGTGGTTTACATATCAAAATCTCTTTAAGTGCTAAGATAAATAATAGATTATGCGTGAACTTATCAATTTAATCCAAAATATATCCGAAGGCGTTGTGGGGTTAAGCGCCGGCGAAATTAACAAGTACGACTGGCGTTTCAAAAAATTCATAGAATACATAGACATCGACAAACCTTTCACTACTATAGACGGTGAAGAAGTAGTATTGCATCCTGATGAAGCCGAGCGTTTTCAGCAAATGTACGATGATGGTACATTTAAAGGCAATCTGAAGGCTGTACGTGCCGATGGTGGAGAAATTGCTCTTAGTAAGATTGCAAAGACAGGTGACTTTGGTGGTGCCGCCGTTGCAGCAGGGCAAGCAGCAGACACTGGTGGCAAAGAAGGACTATTAGTGAAACCTAGCCAAATTGGTATATGCGATCAAAATATACCTGCTAGTGAATTTTATGATATGATAGTAAGCAACACCGTACTTAATAGAACTGATTACGGCAAAGTCGTTATCCAGTTAGCAGAGTATATTACAGCCGGAGAATACGTGATGCTTCCGCAAGAATATCAAGGTAAAGAAAAAGAAAAAGTTCGTAAAGCCATCATTGATTATGCAGGTGAATATTTAGGTGTGTTAGCATTACTATATGGTCGTTCACGTTTCCCACGCCGTGCAAGTTTCGAAGAATGGATGGGAGGCAGTGTCGGTGACCTAACATTATTCTTCCCTAGCAAGGCTAACACTAATCTAGCTGATAGTTATGCTCAGATTAGTAATCCAACTACAAGCCATAATATTAACATATCTAGTAAGGGAACAGGTGGCGGTGCCGCTCCTGCTATCTCAGGGTTGAAAGTTCCACCAAATATTGAAAATGATCCTAACTTTGCTGCTGCGGTAGAGTTTATAAAAATTTGTAGAGACCAAGGTACTATCCCACAATCATTTAGTGCTATGGACTTAATATATAAAACAAATCCACAAGCCTTATCTAAAAAATGGCATAAGTTTTTACCGTTTGCTACTAAGAACCCTGAATTAGAAGGTGCAGCAAAAAGAAGTATTGATGCTAAAAAGCAAAGACAAGATTATCCATTACCAAATAAGTTTGCGCCATTGTATAGCGATATTACTGCTAGCGCAAGTGCAAGTGACGGAGGTAAGCTAATATACGCAATCAAAAAAGAAGTAGCCGATGCAGTAAACAATCGTGATGCTATCCCTGGATTTAAAGACGCAATTCTTCAAATACTTGAAATGAACTTCATTCAGCAGTACACTGATTATAAGGGCGGTCAAATTACTTTTGCCACTCAATGGCCAGCCAAGCTAGACGGAAACATTTCTGTTGAAAATAAATCTAGTGCAGTTGATCCAACTGCAGGTGGATTCTCATTCAAACTAGGTAGAACTGATGACAGCGTTAGCAGCGAACCTGGAGTAGATCCAATAGATGGCAGCGACAGCGAAGAAGATTTTGTTGACATGTCTGCTCAAATTGCAGGTGGTGCTAGTGGCAAAACATCCAAATCAAGCAAAATTAGCAGTGCCAAAGCAAATGCAACTGTGGGCGATGTTGGGCGTAAGAAACGCAAATAACTGTTGACAACGCATAAATTTCCTGTATAATGTTATTTTTATATAAGGAAATTTATGAGCCTAGTACCAATCGTCCTAGAACAAACGTCACGCGGTGAACGTAGCTACGACATTTATAGCCGACTACTTAGGGATCGTGTTATCCTACTTGAGGGCGAAGTACATGATCAAATGGCAAATCTCATTGTTGCCCAGCTATTGTTCCTAGAGAGTGAAAATCCTGATAAGGATATCAGCATCTATATCAACAGTCCAGGTGGAAGTGTCACAGCCGGGATGGCTATCTATGATACTATGCAATTCATCAAACCCGATGTACAAACTATTGTCATGGGACAAGCTTGCAGCATGGGTAGCCTTTTAGCACAAGCTGGTGCTAAGGGTAAGCGAATGATTCTTCCTAATGCGCGACACATGATTCATCAACCTTCGGGTGGTGCGCGTGGGCAGGCTACTGATATGGAAATTCAAGTAAAAGAAATTCTAGCATTGAAGAAGTCATTAACGCAAATCTATGTAGATCATAATAGCGCGGGAAAGACTTTCAAAGAACTTGCTAAAGATATGGAACGTGATTATTTCATGTCTGCTAAAGAGTCCGTAGCATATGGACTCGCAGACAAAGTACTTACCTCACGTGGTTGACAATAAATCCAATCTATAATATAGTGTTATATTATTGGAGAATATTATGAATCCATGGATTCAAAACATTTCATTAAGTGACATTAAACGGGGTTTCCATATCGACGCTGGATTCAACTCAATGCTCATTCAAATCGTTGATCCACCGGGTGATTTCCCTACACCTAAATTAGCATTTAGGGAAATTCACCAGTTCCAATTCTTGGACGTCGAAGAAAAAGACTTTGTCCTAGAAGAAGAAATGCGGTGCAGCCAAGAGCAAGCCAATGAATTGGTTCGTCTACTTCAACATGCGTTGGAGAAGCGTATGAACGTCATTGTTCACTGCCATGCAGGTGTGTGCCGTAGTGGTGCTGTCTGCGAAATCGGCGTCATGCTTGGCTTTAGAGACACTGAAGCTTTCCGAAGTCCTAATCTGTTGGTCAAGCATCGTATGATGAAGGCACTAGGATGGACATATGATGAGAACGAACCGTTCACCATTAATGGGGTACCGTTTGAATATGATGAATTAAACAACAAAGTACCATTAGAGAAGAAATAAATGGATACACTACTAAACACTGCTCAGAAATTTATCCTTGTCAAGGATATGTCTGACCTAATCGACTTTGATCAAATTAATCAAGAATTTGATAAGCTACATTGGAAAGAGAATGTAAACAATAAGATTAGCGAGGAGATGGATTTTCTTGACAAGGATTCTTTTTCAAAATCTCAATCAACGATAGTAGAAGTTTGTAAAAACTATCTCAATCGTTCACTGAATCTAGAGCCATTCTACGATGATCTACGTATCACTAACAGTTGGGGTAATATCACAGAGCCGGGATATGCACACCATGACCATGTTCATCCATTCAGCGTTGTAAGCGGAGTCATCTATCTTGATGACAATCCAACTAACTTGAACCTGTATGTAGAAGCATTCATGTCTGATATTCCATATTTTATCAGCAAAAACAAATCCTATGTTTCGTTGAAGAATCTATTTCAGGATGCAGGAATCGATCCTGCTACTTGTAACAATTTGAAGAATCACATGGTTTTGTTCCTATCTAATTGTGCCCATTTTGTAGAACGTACCGATGAACAATCACAACCACGCCGTAGTATTTCTTTCAATACTTTTTGGAAGGGATTGACCGGAGTACGTCATGAGGCGCTAGGATCCATTAAATTCTGAGGTTGACAAATAATCCGTTTGGGCTTACAATAAGGTATAGTCGATAAACGGAGTAAGAAATGTCTGGTACTTTCAAGGTCAAGTTTTACAATGATCCGGGTCATGGTTGGGGCGCAGTCAAGCGTAAAGTTCTCGAGGATCTCGGAATTCTTGACCGTATTAGTCACTATAGTTACCAAAAGGGTGACACTGTATACCTCGAGGAAGATTGTGACTTTCCCTTGTTTGCAACCACTCTGAATGCCACCCGCAATGGTGTTACTTTTCAGTACGAAGAAAAAACTACTAACAACCGTAGCCCTATCCGCAGCTACGATTCTTTCAAGGTCTAAAATGATTACTAGTTTGCTGATTATGTTTGCTCCCATTATCATTATGGGCATTGCAATCATTGTTGCCGGAGAGTGGTGATAGCCAAAATTTGACAATAAATCCAAACCCTGATATACTGTATTCATAGTAGACAAAAGGAGTTAACGATGTTTGGTACTTATGCTCGTAATTATTTTGCTGGTCAAGGCCGTTACCGTCCTGATGTAGAACCTGAAATCCCTACAGTTAGTCTCAAATTGTGTGAGTACGACAAGAACCGTAAGGTTCTCAAGTTGGCGTCCGAGTACTTCGGTATGCCGTCCACTTTCTTTGTCAAGAGCCATCACACCGGCAAGGAAGTGCGTTTCGTTACTGTTGGTCCTGAGGACAAGTTGTTTGATCAGGATCAATGGGATGGTGAACAGCAAGTGTATCGTCCTCTTGGCAATGTCCCGGGTGTAGATCACATGGTTATCTATCATGCTTGGTAAACAAATTTGACAATAAATCCAAATGCTAGTATAATTCATGTATTGAACGTTAAGGAGTATGTATGAAATACACATTGATTACCCCGGTCGGTCGAGTATATACTTTCTACATCCTTGCAACTGCTGAATGCTACCAACAAGCATATGGTGGCACCCTGATCAATAATGAAGTTGTGACCGAAATTGTAACTGAAATGGAAACTGTTTAATGATTCTAAATAACGCACCCCAAGATCAAGCTATTCTGTCCAACGTCGGGCAGATTGGTGAATTCCGTATTCGCAATAGTGCGAAGGCTTTTAACATTCTCTCTTCGGGCCTGTATGCTAACAAGATTCGGGCTATCATCCGAGAACTGTCGTGCAATGCTGTGGACAGCCATGTTGCTGCTGGCAAGTCTGATGTGCCTTTTGACGTACATCTTCCCAATACCCTAGAACCCTGGTTCAGTATCCGTGACTATGGTACTGGCTTGAGCCATAATCAAGTTACCAGCATCTACACCACTTACTTTGAATCTACCAAAACCGATAGCAATGATTTTATCGGTGCGCTTGGTCTTGGTTCTAAAAGCCCGTTTAGTTACACTGATAACTTTACCGTGACTGCCATCAAGGATGGACGTAAGGGTATCTATACTGCCTTTATCAATGAACATGGAGTGCCCAGTATCGCACTCATGCACGAAGAAACCAGCACTGAACCTGCAGGTGTCGAGGTAAAGTTTAGTGTGAATGACCG